CTGCAACCATGTTGTCTGACAGAACTGACAAACTCACACAACAGTTGGCCAAATTGGAAAAACTGCCAGTGGCTGCAGGTGGTTCTGACAACTCACAGCAACTGGCGCTGATGAGTCAACAGCTAAACAAACTGGATGAACTGGTCAGAGTCATGAACAGTCAGCTAAATGTGTCAGGAAAGATATTGGCTTACCAACACTGATCTGCGGTAAATACTGCAAGGAAAACTCACATGTCTTGGAGAAAATATTTCAAAGTCGCTGGTCCTGAGGGAGTAGGCGGTGCACTCAGCCCAATTTCTGGTCGTAATCAATTTGGCATTCCTGGCTATGATCGTCAACGAGGCGGTGATTACACTGGCGGAACACCCAATGATTTTGCCTTTAGAAACTATGCCAGTAGACTGCCTGAAGTGTATTCTGGTCACCCAAATCGTGTTGAACGCTACAATCAGTACGAAAACATGGATGCTGATTCTGAAGTAAATGCATGTTTAGACATCATTGCTGAATTCTCCACACAACTAAACGACGACAACGAAACACCTTTTGACATACATTTTTCTGACAAGCCCACGGATCACGAAATTGAAATTATCAAAAAACAACTGCAACAGTGGACCAAACTCAACAAGCTGGATCAGCGCATATTCAAACTGTTTCGAAATACTATCAAGTACGGTGATCAGGTTTTTTTGCGTGATCCAGAAACATTTGAAATGTTCTGGGTTGACATGGTCAAAGTTGCCCGTGTGATTGTAAATGAATCAGAAGGTAAGCGTCCAGAACAGTACATAATCCGAGATATCAATCCCAACTTTCAAAACATGAGTGTGGCATCAAAAACCACACAGGATTACTATGTCAGCAGAGCCACAGGCGCCTCAGGACAAACCAACTATACTGCGCCCAACGGTGGCGGCTACGGTGGAGCAGGTGGCGGCGTAGGCAACAACAGATTCACACAGGCCATGAACGAAAGTTGCATAGACAGCCGTCATATTGTGCATTTGAGTTTAAATGAAGGCTTGGATTTTTTCTGGCCTTTTGGGCAAAGTATATTAGAAAATATTTTTAAAGTTTACAAACAAAAAGAATTGCTGGAAGATTCTGTGTTGATTTATCGTGTACAACGTGCTCCCGAGCGACGCCTGTTCAAAATAGATGTTGGTAACATGCCCAGCCACATGGCCATGCAGTTTGTGGAACGTGTCAAAAACGAAATGCATCAGCGTAGAATTCCTACTACCACAGGCGGTGGCGCCAACATGATGGATGCCAGTTACAATCCACTCAGTATCAACGAAGATTACTTTTTCCCACAGACATCTGATGGGCGTGGCAGTTCAGTAGAAGTACTGCCAGGTGGTGAAAATCTTGGCGAAATTGATGACTTGAAATACTTCAACAACAAAATGGCACGCGGTCTACGTGTGCCATCAAGTTATTTGCCCACAGGACCTGATGATTCTGGCATTGCCATGAACGATGGCAAAGTAGGCACTGCCTTGATTCAAGAGTATAGATTTAATCAGTATTGTATCAGATTGCAAAATTTGATCATGCAGAAACTGGATGACGAGTTCAAGATGTTCCTGCGTTGGAGAGGTTTCAACATTGATTCTGGTCTGTTTACTATCAAACTATGTCCGCCACAGAACTTTGCCAGCTATCGTCAAAGCGAACTGGATACCACTAGAATCACTGCATTTTCAGCCTTAGAGCCGCTACCTTACATGAGCAAGCGTTTTTTAATGAAACGTTATCTAGGACTCACCGAAGAAGAAATCATTGAAAACGAACAACACTGGCGCGAAGAACGTGATCAACCTGATCTGGAAACCACACAAGGGCAGGATCTGCGTAGTATTGGTATTACTCCAGCTGGCATGGAAGCTGACATCGAAACAGGACAAGAATTATCTCAAAGTGAGCTAGCTGGTGCACCTGGCAGCCAACCTACACCCAGTGTGAGCCCCGGTGCCAATAGTTTAGGTGGCTCAGCTGGTGCTGCTGGAGCTCCCAGTGGCGGTGCGCCCGGAGTGCCAGGAGTATAAATAACACTATGATTCTCAACGAAATATACGAAAAATCGCCAGCTGCTTATCAAGATCTCAGTCAAGATAACAGTCAACTCAAACTGGGTGATTTGAGAAAAACTCGATTGACTCTACGTCAGTTAAACAAACTACGACAAATGCAAGACGTTCGCAGTTATGAATACAAAGAAAAATTAAAATTAGTGCGTCAACAGTATGCACCTCCTCCTGTGGCTCCTGGCCTGTAATATTTTTTAAATATTACCAGTTTTCTACCTCAAAAGTACCAATATTACCAGATATATGTAAATATATCTACGAGCCATAACCTTTGGAGGATACAATATGACATCGAAATTTGAACAGTTGATTGAGTACGTAATCAACGATGAAGAACAAAAAGCTCGCGAGCTTTTCCACGATATCGTGGTAGAAAAATCTCGTGAGATCTACGAAAACCTCATGGACGAAGATGCTGAAGAGCAAGAAGAGTCCATGGAAGAATCTGATGATTCCATGGAAGAAGAAGCCATGGAAGAAGGCATGGATTCATTTGGTGGCGACGCCAGTGATGATTTAATTGATGACGTCGAAACTGAAGAAGAAGGTATGCCCATGGAAGGTGACGAAGAGTTTGATGATGCCGCTGAAAAAGACGGACATGAATTAACTCACGACATGGAAATGGATCATGATAACGAAGGTGACATCGAAGATCGTGTAGTTGATCTTGAAGACAAGCTGGACGAACTCATGAGCGAATTTGAAGCACTCATGGGCGGCGAACAAGGCGATGACGGAATTGACAGCGATTTAGACGGTGACGAAGGCGAGCCACTGGGTGGTGATGCACTTGCCCAAGATGACACACAAGCATTTGGTGATGAACAGGGCATGATGGAAAATGTCAAGTTGGATGCTGCTCCAAAACCTGTGACCAGTGAACCAGCTGGAACAAATACCAAAGGCGTAGTTGCTTTTAATTCCGGTGCTCGAGGCATGCAAGGTGCTCCTGTTAAAATGACAGGTGACGTTGCTCAAGGTCGTTCAGCACCAAAAACAGGTGATTTGCCAGATGCAGGCAAATTTAAAAACGTACCAGGTAAAGGTGGGTTAGGTGCTACTTTAGCAGCCGCTCCAAAACCTGTTACAGCTCAAGCCGCTGGTGTGAATACTAAAACACCATTTCCAAGAGGCTAAGCACTAGATATGGCTCGCAACACTTATCTAAAAGAACATCTAAGCTTTACTCAGGCCAGGGTTGAACTCTTGACTGAGGAAGCTGCAGATGGTTCTGGCAAAACCCTGTATATGAAGGGTATTTGCATTGAAGGCGGCGTGAAGAATGCCAACGAGCGTGTATATCCTGTGCATGAAATTGCCAAAGCAGTTGACACTATCAATGAACAAATTAAAACTGGTCACAGTGTGCTAGGCGAAGTTGACCATCCAGATGATTTGAAAATCAACCTAGATCGTGTGAGTCACATGATTGAAGGCATGTGGATGGATGGCCCATGTGGCTATGGAAAATTGAAAATATTACCCACACCCATGGGACAACTGGTTAAAACCATGTTGGATTCAGGTGTGAAACTAGGTGTTTCAAGTCGTGGATCCGGAAATGTCAACGACTCAAACGGACATGTCAGTGACTTTGAAATAGTCACTGTGGATGTAGTTGCCCAACCCAGTGCTCCTCATGCATATCCTACAGCAATTTATGAAGGTCTTCTCAACATGAAGCACGGACATAAAATACTGGGGATGGCCAAAGAAGCCAGCGCGGACAACAAGGTACAGAGGTATTTGAAAAGCGAAGTAATGAAGCTGATCAAAGAACTCAAAATCTAAGGAAAACATAATGTTAGACATTATAAAACCATTATTAGATAGCGACCTGATCAACGAGGAAACTCGTAGCGAGATCACAGAAGCTTGGGAAGCCAAGATGACTGAAGCTCGTGAACAGGTACGTGCAGAACTACGCGAAGAGTTTGCACAACGCTATGAGCATGACAAGACAGTGATGGTGGAAGCCCTAGATCGTATGGTAACAGAAGGTCTTGCAGAGGAACTTCAACAAGTGCAGGCTGAAAAGCAATCACTGGCTGAAGATCGTGTCAAGTTCCAAGCTAAAATGAAAGAATCATCTACAAAGTTCAACGACTTTATGGTGACCAAATTGGCGGAAGAAATTGGTGAACTGCGTAAAGATCGCAAGATGCACACAGAAAGTTTGTCTAAATTAGAAAACTTTGTGGTACATGCACTTGCAGGCGAGATTCAAGAATTTGCAAGAGATAAACGTGATGTCGTAGAGACTAAGGTTCGTCTAGTGCGTGAAGCTCGTCGTACATTGGAAAGCCTCAAAGCCAAATTCGTAACAGAATCAGCTAAGAAAATGTCCGGTGCTGTTAGTCAACATCTAAAGGCTGAACTAGGCCAGTTGAGAGAAGACATCCAAGTTGCTCGCGAGAACAATTTTGGACGTAGAATCTTTGAAGCATACGCTGCAGAATTTGGTGCTACTCATTTGAATGAGAAAGCCGAAGTTCGCAAGTTGCATGATATTATCTCTGAAAAAGATAATAAACTGAGCGAAGCCATCAAACTCACACAAAGAGCAAAAGTTCTTGTGGAGAGCAAAGAACGTGAAATACGTATGATTCGAGAGTCCAACGAGCGCGAAAGCACTATGGAACTCTTACTTGCTCCTTTGAACAAAGAAAAGCAAGCAGTTATGCGTAATTTGCTAGAAAGCGTTCAAACATCACGTTTGAAAAACGCATTCGAGAAGTATCTACCAGCTGTGTTGGAAGATCGTTCCGTAAGAGCCCCCAAAGTGATTACAGAATCATATTCCACAGAAACTGGCGATAAATCCGTCCGTGTTCAAGAAGAAGACCAAATTGCCGAAAGCAATGTAATCGATCTTAAACGCTTGGCCGGGCTGTAAAAAAGAAAAAAAGGAGACTTAAATGTCACAGGAATTATTAGAAGGTCGTTGGAACGAGACCAAAGAAGCATTGCTAGAAGGCCTGCAAGGTTCAAAGCGTACTTCAATGAGCGTTATCCTCGAGAATACAAAAAAGTACTTGCGTGAAAACGCAACATCAGGCTCTACTGCATCTGGAAACATCGCTACGTTAAACCGTGTGATTCTTCCAGTGATTCGACGTGTTATGCCAACAGTTATTGCTAACGAGTTGGTTGGCGTTCAGCCAATGACAGGTCCAGTGGGTCAAATTCACACATTGCGTGTGCGTTACGCTCAGTCTTTAACTGACAATTCATTGGCTGCTACCAGCGTGTCAGCTGGCCAAGAGGCGTTGAGCCCATTCACAATTGCTACTGCATACTCCACAGTTCCACAAGCTACTACTACTGCTACTGGTTATACTGGTAACAATACGGCTACCATGGAAGGTACAGGCGG